TAACAGTTGAGAGGTCAGCAGCAAGTGTTCATGCTGGCTACCTTGGCGTGTCTCTAGATGAGCAGCCTGACGTTGTATGCAATCCCGTTGATCCCCTGGGGTGGATCGAGAGAAGAATGTTTGATGCCAGCAAGGTGGTCTTTGGAGGGACTGAAAAGTCCTCGAGCCACGCTATCCGTCATCGCGCGCTTAACAGGTTTAACAGCCGACTCCCACTTGTGTATGAGATCGTGGAGTCAGTTAAGTTCAAACACTGTTTCCAGGGCTCAGACAGCCTGGAAATGAAGGCCATTGGTTTTGCGGCCTCAAGCGTGATTGCAAAGATGGTGGAGGAAGGCAGAATTCATAGGGTGTCGGCCAACTGGTACAAATCGGCAGCGGTTGCTTGTTACTTCATTGTCAACGAGGACGAGCAGCTGTGTCGTGCTGTGCAGAGGGGCGGACCGTTCTTTGTCGCCTAGGGGTGCCTCGCCCGCGTGCGTGCAGTGACAACTTCGGCTGTTGAGTATCATCAGATGACCGGGTTGCCAGAGGCAATTGCATTGCGGTGGGTGGGGGGATCCAAACAACCGCAAGAGCGGAACATCGTCGTGTTGCCCGATGCTTCTGCAAATCTTGCTTTTTGTGCACACAACAACAACCTCCCTAACTTGCTCAGGGCCTTAACCGAACGCGTCTTTTGTGTTGATAAGCGCGTTAACGGGGTGAAGGTGGGCGGGTTGGAGCCAACCCCGCAGCCACAACGCGGGGTGTGGAGGGGGATGGAACCTGTAGCCAGTATGTTGGCGCAAACAATAACCGCTCGTTTGAGTCACGAAAGTGATAGGTCGACCGCCAGTAAGCTCAGTATTGATGAGTTCATTGCGCAGTGTCCCAGTAACAAGCGGAAGTTGTATCAGCGTGCAGCAGAAGAGTACAGGGCCACCGGCTGGTCCAATAAGCACGCCTTCATCAAGGCCTTTGTCAAGTTTGAGAAAATAAATTTCACCAAGAAGGGTGATCCGGCGCCGCGCATAATACAGCCGCGTCATCCTGTTTTCAACTTGGCATTGGGCCGATACACCCGTCGGATAGAGCACGAATCGTATGACGCTTTGTCCGAAATGTGGGATGGTGGGGGGGAGCGAAATCCAGTAGTCATGAAAGGCATGACAGTCACAGAGTGTGGCTACTACATCCGTAAGAAATGGGACAAATTTCATCGTCCTGTTGCTGTTGGGTTGGATGCAAGCAGGTTCGACCAGCACGTTTCTGTTGAGGCCCTAAAATTTGAACATGGGGTCTATAGGCGTGTTTTTGGTATGGACGACGGGGAGCTAGCAGCCTTGTTGAAACAGCAACTACGGAATTGTGGCGGAAGCTTTGTTGATGGGTATTGGTTGACTTACAAATCCAATGGTACGCGAGCTAGTGGTGATATGAACACTGGGCTTGGCAATTGCATTATCATGGTGTGTTTACTTTTCAAGTTCAGAAATGAGTTGGGTGTCGAGTTCGAATTGGCGAACAACGGAGATGACTGCATTCTGATAATGGAGGAGAGCACACTTGCCAAGCTTGGTGGGGCTGATGGTTTCAGCAAGCTCGTTTGGGATTGGTTCTTGAAGTATGGGTTTGAGATGGAAGTAGAGGCTCCCGTTGGAGTGTTTGAGCAAGTAGTGTTTTGCCAGACACAGCCAGTGTGGAG